CTCATATACTGGCATCATTGTGTCAGCACGCAATAAGGCTCCAGCGTCTTCGATTGTCATTTTCGGTTGAGCAATGAGCAATGAGGCATAGAGAAGCCCACGGAGTTGTGCAGCCGTGAGCGACCCCATATTCAAAAAGCCTTGGAGCAGATTACAACCGGATACACTTTCCGCAATCGCAATGCTGTTAAAACTATAGGCAAGTTTGTATGGCGTCTCGTCTATAGTCAACGTGGCATAACGAATTGTTGGGTCTTGTACTGTACCGGCTACTGAGTGCTTTGCCATATGGTTTAGCTACCCGCAGTGAAAGTGATCGATCCAGAAACTTTCAATGTTGCTTTGCTCTGGATCTGCTTGTCCGGAGAAATGGAACTCAGATCATCCATCTGTTCCACGAGTGCGTTGAATGCGTACTTGTCACCAGAGGTTGTCTGTGCGGCAGTCTTCGGCAGCACAACTTGGAAAAGTGTCAATACTTTCGAACCGAAAGCGGCAACAACAGCAGCCTGTCCAGTATCAGCAGACACACGATTAAAGGTCAGCGAAAAGCTTCCAGGAGCCTGAATCGTGGAAATGAATTCGTCAGCCGTACTTTGCAGATTGGTTGCGGTCGCTGTTTTGTTCTGTTTTCCAGACTGTGAAAAGTCAGTAATCTCAGAGATGATTGTATAAGTCGGAGAACCAACCGTTCCGGTATTGATATTAAATGCAGTTTGATTTGCTGCTTGTGAGAGCGTGCCAGTGTAGGACATGCATGTATTTATGAGTCCAGATATGTGACCTCATACTCCAATGATCTGCAATAGTTTCTGGCTTCACTCGAAAACCCATCGGTCATCCCTGGCAGTCTTTTAATCATTTGGACAATCGTGTTATCAGGGTCAGTGAGAGTACCTGCGAAACCACCACGAAGCACAGAATCGACGGAACGTGCCAGTAAAATTGCGTGGGTCATGGTTTCTCCCCAACAATCAACTTGGACATGCCAGACCGTCAGAGGGTCTTGTCCTTCCAGGACATAGGAGCCTGGATCACTGGCAATAGTTCGGTATGTGATTCCTTTCGGATTCGTTGATGTAATCCAATTTTGTGGAAGTTGTACGGCGAACATCTGTGGATCAGGCGAGAACTGCCCACTGATGCCACTCAAAACTAATTGACAAAAACCTTGCTCTATCATTCGTTCGCTCCAACGGAGAGGCATGTTAGCTGAAGCACTCGATTACGTTCCAAAACGTTTTCGATTGCCTGGATGATGTATGTTCCGTTGTTTGCTTGAATGCGCATCTGAGCCAATATTCCCGGCTGATAGCGAATGGTTACCGTGATGTAGGTTTGGGAAACGTCTTGGCCACTGCGGATTAATTCAGAACCCTTGATCGGCTCCAGTTTCGCTCGAACGTTTGTTAGGAATGGTGTCCAGATGGTTTCTGATCCGGCTAAACCCACGCTCGTGGTCAACTTCAAAATTGTGATTGCGTGACGAAGATCACCAGCATTTAATACGAGAGGATCTTTATTGGCAATCATTAGTAGCTCCCGAACACGTCAACTCTTTCACTGTCCAGAAGCCTGAAAAACGCAGTCGGAATATCTGCCGTTCCTTCACGGTTGGAATAGAGATGAGCGGCACCAAGGGCGATTGCAGTCACGACATTCTGAGGACAGGTATTTGTGATTAGACCGTCACCGTAGGAACCACAAATGAATGTGACTTTCACGGCTCCAGGTACGGATGCGGCCACTGTAGGCCAAAACAGACCGGGTGCCGGAATTAATCTGGCGGGTTCGGAATCTGTATCGACAAAATATTTCGAAGGATCTAGGGTCTGTGTGACGCCAGCAGGATCGATGTATGTAATCGAGTCAACGCTTATGCAACGGTGTTTCGGAAGCTTGATAATGTACCCATCGTAGAAATAGGAGTACGGATAATATTGGTCCGCTGTATTCTTCACCGAAGTCTGGCCCCAAAACATCGGGAATTGGTCCAGTGAAAGCCGCCATGTCTGTTTGAAAAATGCACGGCGGGTATAGGTTTCAGCCAGACTTCTGGATGCCGTGACAAAACCGGATAGCAAAGCATCATCTAGTGTAAAGTTTGGCTCGATAGTGCAAAACTCTTTTGCCTGTGCGATGGAAACCGGCTCGATGATTGGTGGTGTGACTAGAGAAAGACCGTACATGCCAATATTTATCTATCTGGCTTTTAGATATGTGATTGCATTGTTTAGGAAGATAGGATTATCGTGCGCAAGACCAATCATGATATTGCACCCTCGACAGAGCAGACCTCTTACTTCGCCAGTGGCGTGGTCATGATCTACACAGAGGTTAGTGAGGTCGATAGCCCTTATGCAGATTGCGCAAGATCCGTGTTGTTTGCGCCAGATGCTTTCGAGTTGGCCTGGAGTGATGCCGTATTTATAGGCACGCATGTACTCAGCCATGCGGCGCTTTTTGTGTGGATCAGAAAGATAATTTTGGTTGTATGCCTTTTGTCTGGCCTTTACTTCAGGCTTTTCGTTGGCCGTCCGCTTTACTTTACGGTGACAAAGTACACAGGCTTTTGGCCGTTTCGTGTATCTGGTGGTGTGTCCATGTTTGCAAGGTTCACCCTCGAAAGTAACTTGGTGTTGCTCCAGTGCCGCCAATCTGCTTGGATGATAGATATGTTTAGACATTGCTCTTGACCTCGATGCAAGTGCTTGTTTAGGGTGTTCTGCGATGCTTCAACATCACGTCACCCGCAGAAATATTTAGCACCAAGCAAAAAAGGCCCGCCCGAATGAACGAGTGAGCCTTTTTGTTTTTGGTTTTAGCTGAAGTTTAGCTATGAGCAATTTTCAGCTTTAGAACCGGATGGGTACCTGCATCGAGCAAAGCGCCACCAGCACGAGCAAAGCCTATAAAACCGACTGCACCCGCATCCATGTAGCGTTCGTTCAGCCGTCTGATCTCTAGCCCTGGCTTAACATTGCGCAGCAAATAGTTGCTCATGTCGCCATAAAGCACTGGAAAACGGTCAGCCACACCCTGCGTAGGAGCATCCTGGTAAGGATTGATCACCACACGCTTGCCTAGAATCATGTCGAAAGCATTGGCCGATGGAGCCGGAACATAGAGCGGACGACCCAATGTATCGGTAATCGCCAGCAATGCTCCACGAGTTGTGGAATTCATCGAGAAAACGGCATCAGTTTCGTATGCAGGATCGAGAGCGGCAAAAAGATTTACCACGTCAGCCCACACCATTGTGGCAGTTGGTGCCGCCACTGTTGCGCCCAAGGTCGCACCAGTCACAAGAGAGGAAATATTGCTTCCGTTGCCACTGGTAACCATAGATGCCAATCCACGGAAATAGCGTTTTCCGAAGATGTCCTTGATAAAGGCATCCAGGTCAAAAGCACTATCCTGTAGTTCTGCCAAGCTGACCTGGACTGCATTTGTGGTCAGGAAATCGGAACTGATGGTGCTTCCACTGATCGTCGGATCAGTTTCGGACACGGCGGTATTTTCACCAACGACCGAAATCAGGTTTCCAGTGTCGTTTGCAGTGGCGTACTTCATCGGAGCGCCGTTGTCAGTATCGATCTGCTTCACGAAATTCAAAATAGAGCCGTAGCTCTTCATTGCTTCGGTCAAGACAGGATAGAATGCCTGCGGTACCAACTGTGCGCCAGACGAGGTTGTCACACCAGTACGGGTTTCGCCAAACTGGATATAACGCTGAAAAGCACGCTTTTCAGTTTCAGTTTCAGATTTGGCTTCGTTTTCAACTGCACCAGGAATCGGACGAGCAGGAGCAGTTCTACTACGCTCTTCAGTCTGGACAGATTCAATTTTCTCAAGGGACTTGATGTCGGCTTCAATCAGATCTGCATCGGCAAGCATCTGGTTGGCGCTTGCACGCTTTTCTGCATCGGGAGAGGCAAGCAAAATAGCCTGTGCATCCGTTAGCAGCTTGTTGCGATTGTCACGCAATTCACGAATAGTCATTAATAGTTTTTGCTGAACCCATCTGCCAACGCATGTCAGCAGTGTCCAAGCTCCGCAAAAATAACCTGACTATCGAAAGCCACTCACGAGTGAGGGTTACTACTTGCTGTGATTATTTAGATTGTGCGCAACTTGCGAGTTATGAGAGAAACCAAGAGTTGACTTGTGCGGTAATCAGAGCAACGGCAGTTTACGTCGCTGCATGAGTCCATTGAGCAGTCAGCGCAATCACCCGCTTGGCACTCTGGACAATCGCAATTACAAACGTCTGGCAGAGGTTCGTCTGACACAGGTTCGTCGTTGCGGATTTCAGGTATTTCGATATTGCCGTCTGGGAACATCGAACGCAACCCAACGCTAGTGTCAGTGTAGGCAGGGAAAACCACAGGAGAAACATCGAGCAAACGAGCGGACTTGATGGTTCGCAACATATAGCCGTCTTCGTTGGACCACCCGGCATCTTCGCAAATAAAACCAAATGAACACTGATTTACATCACCACGTTCGATACTCACAGCCAGATCATTGCCCACGCTGTTGTTTGGCAGGACACATCGAAAAGCAACTCCGTGCGAATCGTCGGTTATTGTCAGAGTGCCGGCAGTCGTTCTGCCAAGAATATGATTTTCCGAGTGATTGTACAGGCAGCGAACGTCTGGACTGGTTTTCAAAAAGTCGGTAAAGGTTCCTGGTGCGACCATCTCACGGAAACCCATGTCTTCACTGAGGCTGTTGTAGACGACAGCGTATCCAGTGATGATCTTTTCTCCGGACTCTTGGTTGACTCGAAGCTCAGTGGCAGGGATGTAGCGACGTTCTCTTTTCATATTGTTATTTATTTGGAGACTGTTGCCGCCGCAACTTCCCGATACACGCCAGCGACAATCGTACGCAGAGCTTTTCGGAACTCCTCTGGGGCTGTGG